AATATTTAGTCAAGGTATCTGCACTAATAGATAGTACTGTGGCGATATCCTCATGGCGTGTTCCTACTGACGATAACATAAACACTTTATTTCGGGTGTCGCTTGTTGGAAGGTGCGGGGGTCTTCCGCCTTTATCCTTGCTTGTCTCAAGGCTTTCGGGCTGCTTTATCATGTCAATAGATAGGCTGCTATCCATGCTTATATCATCCGCCTTTAATGCATCGGGCTTTATGTCAATGCTTACTTGAGAATGATTATCATTATCTTTATCGATCATTATACTATTATCCTTATTTTGTCAATAGGTGATAAGTAAATTAAATCACAATTATATATTGACATTGTTTAATACTGGTTTATTATTCAAGCGTAAACTTTTATTTACTATTAATTATTGAAAGGGTTTAATCATGAAGCAAGATTTTATTGAATATACTATTGACACTCAAGGCAAGGCTAATAGCCTTAACATGCATTTATCAGTTAACTTCTATCCGCCATTGCCAGAATATGTTAAAAAGATCTTTATTGACGCCTTTAACCTATATTGGTCTTATATGATAGATATTGATCAATTACAAAAAGAACTCTCAAGGGTTTATAAAGGTACTTTAGATCAATATGGATTCTACAATTATCTTAATGAGGATGATCTCATAGAATACTAATATCCTTTTTATAATTCCGATTTACCTATTGACGTACAATCTAATTTACTATAATCTCATTAATACTTACTTACTATATAAGGATTAAACACTATGAATACAATGCAAGGCTTAAAACAGTATTTAAAGGCTTTAGAATCTCATGATTGGCATTATAGCTATTCTGATGATCATGCAGCCTATATGAAAGGATCAAGCGAAAAGGATCAATTGCGAAAGCTTGCCATGATTTACGATCATAATTTTCAAATATGGGATAGTGTAGCTCCCGATCAATTTAAACAAGGGGCTTATTAATCATGAATAATAAAACACTCATAAAAGCATTAAATAGCATTGACAGTAAAAAAAGATTTACATTAATCACTATTCCAGATAGTATTGACTATGAGCTTGAATCGGATCTATTGCATGAATATAATGAAATGCTAGCAAAAGATCATGGCGATTTTTCAAGCTTACATGTAGAGGATCAATAATTATGCAAAATCTATTTAAACACTTTATCTATGCTTTTTTAGGCTTTATAGCCTTATATAGCTGGATTCTATTTATATTTTTACTTTAAAGGGGCATTAAATGATTAATAATTTTGATCACGGTTACAATGCAGGCTTAAATACTTTAGAGGATTTATCATTAATATATGAAAATCCCGATCATGAAATTTTTGCGGGCTTATTATCATCAATAATCAATTGCATGTATTATTATGCCCCTAGCGAAAAGGCTGCGAATGATCTTATTCAATTTGCCGTTGATTTTGCAAAATCAGAAAATGCCAAAATAGGCATGAATTTACCTAAAGGGGCTTAATTATGTATGTAATAGATTTCAAGGATAAGAAAATAGCCCGATTCGATAATCAAGGCTTAATGCTGTTTATGAATAATCTATTTAAATATAAGGATTCGGGGCTAGTCAATCAAAGGTATTTTTTATGTAATACAAAAAAACTAGCTAATCAAATAATAAAAGAAGCTTTAGGCGGTAAGCCTATTTAAATATATCTTAAAGCTTATTTTCTTAAGTAAGCTTTAGGGCTATATTTAGCCTTAACAATTACAATTATAAAAAGGGTTATTTTATGAAATTATTATCTATTAATCACGATACAAAAACTATAAAGGGGCTTGAAAAAGGCTATCTTACTGGTATCATGTACCTTGCCCCGTATACTTTAGGCGGGAAAAACTTATGCCCTTTTGCTAAAGCTGCAGGATGTACTGATGCATGCCTGTATACCGCAGGGCGGGGCATTTTCAATAATGTACAAAAAGCCCGCTTAAATCGTACAAAACTATTTAATACCGATTTAAATGCATTTATGAATAAATTAGCCCTTGAAATTGACTGTTTACAAAAGACAGCAATTAAAAAGGGTTTAATACCAGTGATAAGGCTTAATGGTACTAGTGACATTGAATGGGAAAATATACGATTTGACTATGAATTCATACATAACAAAATCCGCAGCGTCACTATTTTTGAATTATTTCCCGAAATCCAGTTTTATGATTACAGCAAAAATCCTTATCGTGATAATTTACCTAAAAATTATGATCTTACTTTTTCATATTCTAATAAACCAGAATTCCAAAAATTTAATGATATCGCAATTAAAAAAAATATGCGGCTTTCGGTTGTATTTTCGGATCAAAACTTGCCCGCTTACTATCTTAATAGGCAAGTATTAAATGGCGATGAAAGCGATCTTACATTTTTAAGCCCTAAAAATACTATTTTAGGCTTATATGCTAAAGGCAAGGCTAAAAAAGAAAATAATGGGTTTATTGTAAAAACGATCCCGATCCTAGCAATATAATCGGGTTTAAATCAATTTTAAGGGGCTTTTTAGCCCCTTTTATGTTTTGTTAAGGGTTTATATTATGAATTAATTATTTAATGCTTATAGCCCTATTATGGGGCTTTTTAAAATTGTATTTACTTACAAGGGGCATGCTATCGCTTTAAAAACGATTATTTTTAAAAACTTTATAAAGCTTAAGGGGCAAGCCTTGCCTAAAATCTTAATGAGAATGATTCTCATTCGCAACAACTATGGGAATATTACGATGCTGTTTTGGAACTTTCACCAACCAAATTTGCATTTTTCGGGCAATTTTTTCGATGATCTATCAAAACTTTTGAATTACTTTTTCTTCTTTTTACTCATGCCAGCTTCTGACAAGGCAATAGCAATTCCTTGCTTTGTATCCTTGACAATATTGCCGCTTTTGCCTGAATGAAGCTTACCTCGCTTAAACTCACCCATGACTTTAGCTACTTTAGCTAACTTACCTTTTTTCGTTGTAGGTTTCTTCATATAATGTCCAAAAAAAAGCCCTTTATTTACAAGGGCTTAAATGTATTACGGAGATGATGGGCGAGACTATCCCAACAGCCGAATTATAGCATAAAACATATTATCCTGTCAAGCGACAATACGCCTAGAAGCCATAGTTAGTAAGTTATCAAAGGCTAGTGCCAACTGGGTCTCATAGTCATCATACTTTGAAGTCTTGAGGTATCTAGCGTAGATAGCATCTCTCTGGTCTGGCTCAAGGCTTGATATGCAAGCATCTATCGTTCTAACGTTAGTCATATCCATTTCTGAAACCATATCCTCAAAAGCATCATTGGTAGACTCGCCACCACTAATCATGCCTAATGACTTACTAGGGTATCCTAGCTTGCTACTAGGTGCGTGCATCCATAAAGCCCAATCATCAAGTATCTGTTTTAATCTATCTGCGTGCATCTATTCCTCGCTTGAATGAATATAAATACTTTTGATCCTATCGCTAAAGTCTGGCATAGGATGAAATATCTCTTGTAGCATTGGCACTTTGACTTTAGAGAATATCAGAAATCTGTTTTGTTTATTGACATGAACCAGACCTGCTGCGTGCATATTATACAATACACCCATGAGTCTTCTAGAGTCTGTCTTTAGTGCTTCTGCTATTTGTGGTATAGTTAATTCATCATTCTCAATGACATCTAGAATATGAATACGGAACTTTTCTAGATTAACTGATTTACCATGCACTTCGTATTGTCTTTGATGTGGACTCATGATACGTCTACCACCCTACATTCCCATCTATTGCCAACCTTATGCCAACCATGAATATGAATCTTCCAACCTGCTTTTCTAACTGCACCAACATTTTCGTGGTCTGCAATCTTTTTAGCCCTTGCTGATATATTTGAATAGCTTGTAGTCTGAACTGCTAAAGTTTCATTGTCTTTAATAGCTAACACATCTACAAACCCAAATAAGTCTTGACGTATTCTAGCGAAAGCGTTCCATCTTTCTGTAATCTGACAAACATAACCTTCTGACTTTAACTTCTTAAGACTCAACTGCGTTGGACTCGTTGCCAAATTGTTCTCCGTTAGGCTTTTCAAATCCATCTCTAAATCTTTTTTCTACTTCGCCTGTTGATTTATTTAATTCATATTCGTAATGATCTCCACTATTTCCATTTTGACCAATGGTATCCATGCGAGATTGTTTTTTCTTACCAAATATCAAATCCCAATTCTTTTCTAATTGTTCATTCTCAATTAGTAATGGTCTTCTGCCAGAGCCTTTTCCCAATTTTAATAGCATCCTTTCACAAATGTTAGTCATCCAATAAATTAAATTATCTGGTGTATATTCTCTTTGATATTGTGTGCAGCGTTTTGTCCCCCTTACATTACCACATATTGACCTATCTGTAGATGATAAATTTTTAGGCGGTAATGGAGGTAGTTTATCTTTAGCTATTCCACAAATGTAAAGTTTAGTATTTTTATGTGCTACATGACCAAAGTCAAATTGGTCAATCTCAATAGTAAATCCACCAAACTCATCTACTTCATCACCTAATGGTAATGGTGCTTCCTTCCATAAACGACTACCAGCAGGATGTTCTAATATACCTCCGTTAAGTCTTACCTGTGCTAAAGCAAAATAAGCTAATTGTTTTTCATCAGGTCTAGGGTTTGCCATATGAGATAACATACCCCAAGCTCTACATGGTGGATGTGCTATAACAGGATAGCTTTTACAATAGTTTCTAGCATCTCTATGAATGTCATAGACATCATAACCTTTAAGTTATTTGTAGCGACTATCGTCTCGTGCAAATAATACTGCTATCATTTTACGTTTAAAATTTCTTTTTCAAATAACCAACCAATAGTTTTACGATGAGCAGACTCCCATGCGTCAACACGTTCTTGCTTATCTAATTCTTTATGATTGTCTATCATATCATGACATGTATAGCAAAGACTAGCGATTCTATAATCATGAGCTTTAATTCCTGTGCCCTTGCCATCACGCTGCTGATTAGAGTGAGCAGCACAAACTGTTCCGTCTTGTCTTCCACACATAGCACAAGGAAAGTCTCTAACAGCTTCTAATAGTTTTTTATTACGATAATTCATATAACCTTTGAATAAGTTTAGCAACACCGCCAACAAACCACACGATACAAATAATGACTATTGCATCTATGATTGCTTGCTTCATAGCTCCCAACTCCAACCAAGACTTGCAGCCCATCGTTCACAATTCTCTTGATACTCTGTCATTTCTTTTGTAGTAAGTTTTGTGGTGGACTTAACCAACTCTACAGGATTCCCAGCGATCTCTGTTTGATAGCGTAAGAATTTATATGTTAACAACTCGTGAACTGTGCTAGGATCTTCCCCAATGTAATTAGCGATTGACCCATATAGCGACCACAGTCTTTCATTCTGCTCAAGTGAACGTACAGCTTTTTCTTCAGTCACATTTACTCTCCATCGTTTAGACAAGTCTAGTGATTTAATCTTTACCAAGAAATTCTCTAGATTGTACTTCGTTAAAACGAACCGAATCATAACTATCTCTCCATCCTTTTGATTTAAAAGTTACACCATCTTTTGATGTTGCTTTATAAATTATGTCATCACCAAATAATTCTTTGCATTGTTTTATAAAATCATTTATTGTCATCGTGGTGATTCTTTATATTTTAATCCTTTAGGGTCAAACCAAAAACTAAACTTTCCTTCAAACTGATAATTACGTTGCTTCTGAACAAACACCATAGCGTCTGGAATCTTTTTTAATTCATCTTCCGTCTTCTCGTTGTTCTCAACTTCACGTTCTTTATTTCTGTTCCTCCAAACACAAATTATGTTATCGCATAAATTGCGTATGTGGCTCGAGCCTAATATGTGAGTAGCGTCTGGCACTTCTGACTCATCTGCCATCTTCCTAGTATGAGCTACCAAGAATACATGAATTTCTAAATCTCTGCAAGTGACTGCTAGTCTATCTATGAAGAGTTTTTGCTTCTCATAATTATCTTCAGAAATATCTGACATCTTCATAAGTGAGTCAATCACAAACACATCGACACCTAAAACATGTTTACCCCAATACAATGTAGCAATCATGTCTTCACTAGATGTTGACCCAGTCTGATCGTAAATATATAATTTATCTTTTGCACGTTCACAAAACTTCTCTATGTATTCATCTGTAGGCTCTGGTGACCCTAAAGTTTGCTGGATCATGCGTGCAATAGAAAGCACTGGTCTCATCTCGAGGCTTGATAACAAACATTTAGTACCTTGTGACATGAGAGATAATATAACCTGTGACAACCATAGCGATTTACCATGCCCTGACACTCCTGTCAATACAGTCAACTCACTAGGTCTTACCCTAAACGAATCTTCCGTTTTAATGAAGCCCAACGTTTTGCCACTATGTATTTCAGTATTAAAATATCGCA